CATAGCACCGCAATCGACCTTTCGGTTCTTGCCAAGCCGGGAGTGATCGAGACAGTTGACTATGAGGCCATCGTCACGCTCATGCGCGACGATCTTGTGGAACGCTTTCCTGCCATCGTCGGCGTGGTCGATCTTGAGAGTGAGCCAGCGCGCAAGCTGATTGAGGTTTTCGCCTATCGCGAGATTGTTTTGCGCGCCCGCGTGAACGATGCTGCCCGCGCGAACCTTCTCGCCTTCGCGATCAACAGCGACCTCGATCACCTTGCGGCCTTCTATGATGTAACGCGCCTCTCCGGTGAGGATGATGCACGACTGCGCGAGCGCGTCATCCTGGCGATCCGTGGCCGCTCGACGGGCGGCACGGAGCCGCGCTATCGCTTCGTCGCGCTCTCTGCCAATGTCCGCGTTGCCGACGCGGTTGTCTGGCGCGAGGGAACCTCGCCGCTGGTGCGCTGCGCGATCTTCGCGACCGACAATAACGGCGTGCCGGATGATGCGCTTCTGCAAGAGGTGCGCGAGCATCTGACCGCCTCCGACGTTCGCATGGTCAACGATACCATCTTGGTCACGGCGGCGGTTCAGACTGTCCAGAACATCACCGCGAGCCTGACCCTTCTCCCCAATACCTCCGACAGCATTGTCACTGAAATCGAGAGCACGTTGCGTGCCGATTGGTTCGCGGAGCGCGGCCTTGGCTTCGACATGACGCTTTCGTGGATCACCGCAAAGCTGATGCGTGCTGGCGTCTACAAGGTGCAGATCACGACGCCAGCGGGCGACGTGCTTGCGCTGCCATCTGAGGCCATCGCCATCGGGACGGTCACGCTCACCATTGCAGGGCGCAACTACTGATGACCGAACATCTGCTTCCGCAGAACGCGACGGACCTTGAGCAAGCCTTCTCGCTCGCCTCAAATCCGGCTGTGCGTCTTGATCTTCCGGTCACGATCATTCGCGGCATCAAGCTGATCGGCACGCCGCCGCCGTGGCTTCCGTTCCTCGTCTATGAGTATGGCCTTGGCGAACTCTCGCCCTATGTGCCGAACCTCTATCAGTTGATTGACGAGGGCATCGATTGGCAGCGCGTGCGCGGCACGCCGAATGCCATCGAAAAGGGCCTCGCGTGGATCAACTACGCTGGCGAGATAGAGGAAGCGCCGATCCGGCGCGCACGCTGGCATCTCTTTCAGTTGGAAATGGACCGCGTTCGTGACGAGGAAGAACCGGACCTGTTTCGCATCGAAGGCATAACGCAGCTTTCGGTTCCGGTGCGCTCGCATTTCTGGCGCGGCTTCCGCACCTATGACGTGCGCGCCACCGAATATGGCTGGAAGGCCTGGAGCGGGTCTCTGTGGTCCTCCTACTCCGGCGCACGCATCCGCACGGGCGGGGCCAAGTGGAGCTTCGGCAGGCTCTACGAACTCGACCATACCATGACCGAGGCGGAACTGACCGCCCTCGGCGTGTGGATTGCCGAGGTGACGAGCGAGCGGCCCTACACCTGGGAGCACGTCGCCTGGCCGCAATTTCCTTGGGGCGAGATCGATGAGGCGGAACGCCGCCAGCTTATCATCCAGGCGCTCGCCGCCATGAGCGCATGGGTCACCTTCGTGGACGCGGAGGACACCGTGATCGGCCACCGCCGCGCCCGCGTCTGGAAACCGACCAAGGCTGGCAGCGCCAGCGCGCCCTATCGCATTGGCAGCGCCATGCGGACGCTCGCTGACAGCGATGCCACTGGCCTCTACATCGAGGCCATGACGGACTTTGGTGACGGCTATCCGGCGACTGCCGTCAAGTGGCAAGTGCGCCTCGGGGCCACGCTTGTCGATCCAACGCGCCCCGGCCTCTTGTGGGCCGAGCCCGGCGAACTCACAGGCGGCACGGTTGCCGTCGAGAAGACTGATACCATCGAATTCGGCCGCACGGTGCGCGAGCGCTGCCGTGCCCTGCTCCGCGTCGTTTAGGAGGTTTCATGCCCGCACCGTTCAACCATTCCTCGGGCCTTGCCGGGGCCTACGACCGCTCGCCGGACAATCCGGACTGGAAGCGCGTCGTATTCCGCGAGGACAACCTGGCGCAGGCGGCAGAACTCAACGAAGCGCAGTCCATGGTCGAGGCGCGCAGCAAGCGCACCTCCGATCTTATCGCGAAGGATGGCGACCGCATTTCGGGCGGCAACATCATCGTTGACCCCTTGACCGGGACTGTCGTGCTTGAACCCGGCACGATCTATGTTCGTGGCGATGTTCATCCGGTCGCGGGCATGACGATGAACAGCGTGCCGATGGAGGGCAACGTCGTCATCGGCGTTCGGCTCCTCCGCACACTCGTCACCGAGGTTGAAGACCCGACACTCGTCGGCCTGCATCCCGGCACCGAGGCGGAAGGTGAACCCGGCGCTGCGCGCGAGGTTGAGACGATTGCATGGGCGCGTGAAGGTGACGAGGGCGCAGGCGACCTGATTTCGGTCTATCTGCTCAAGGACGGCGTGGTGGTGGACCAGACCCCGCCGCCGCAGCTTTCCGGCGTGAACGCGGCCCTCGCCACCTACGATCGCGATGCCCACGGCTCCTACATCGTCGAGGGCTGCCGGGTCTCCGCGATGGGCAAGGTCGGTGCCGACCAGCTTTTCTCGATCAGCGAAGGTGTCGCCAACATCTATGGCTTCAAGCGCAGCCGCGATGCCGCCATCCTCCACAAGGAGGAAGAGGATTGGGATGTTGAGACCATCGCCGCCGAGGTTCACACCTTCGCGGATGGCGGTGGCGGCACGGCGGTCATCTCGGTTCGGCATCCGCCGATTGCGACGCTCAACTCTGTGGTTATCACCAAGGAGACCACACAGACCATCACCAAGGGAACGACCAACAGCGCCGACGCGCTGCCGCACTCCTCGGTCACGCAGATCATCGAGGTCAAGCAGGGCGAAACGACCTATGACGTGACGGACGATTACCTTCTCACCAACGACACGGTGGACTGGTCGCCCGGCGGCGTCGAGCCGTCCAGCGGCTCGTCCTACACCGTCAAGTATCGCTATCTCTCGGCGGTCACGCCCGATGCCGAGACCTATGGCACCGTCACCGTCTCGGGTGGCGTAACAGGCACGACGGTCATCGTTGGTTACGATTGGAAGCTGCCGCGCGTCGATCTGCTCTGCCTCGACCAGTACGGCCTCCCGGCCTATGTGAAGGGCATCTCCATGCGCGTTGCGCCGCAGCCGCCCATTGCGCCGTTCACGCTCCTGCCGCTCGCCACCATTGAGAACAATTGGATCGGCAAGCCCAAGGTGAAGAACATCGGCGTTCGCTCGTATCACTTCACCAAGATCCATCGCATGTACGAGCGCATGGTGGATATGCTCGACCTCCTTGGCCTTGAGCGGTTGAAGAATGACATCGACAACCGCGAGCCCGTCGCCAAGAAAGGCGTGTTCGTGGACCCGCTCATCAATGACACCTATCGCGATGCGGGCGAGGCGCAGAATGCGGCGGTGTTCCAGGGCTCGATGCAGTTGCCGATTGATCCGACCTTCTTCTACCCGACGCTCGCCGCCCCGGCGCTTCTCGACTTCACCGAGGAGATCGTGGTGTCGCAGCCGCTTGTCACCGGGCAGATCAAGATCAATCCGTATAACTCATACGAACTGCTTCCGGCCTCGCTCAAGATCGAGCCGCCTGTGGACTTTTGGGTGGATCAGCCTGAGACCGCCATCGCGGAGAGCTTCGTCACTCAGCAGATCACGCAGACCGTTAACCGCACGGTGACGGGTAGCAATCCCGGCACCAACACCACCACGTCAGTGCGCGAGCAGATTTCGGTCGAGGAGGATTTCGTCGGCGAGAGCGTGCAGCTTTCTCCGCTCATGCGTCAGATCGAAATCATCTTCACCATCGAGGGCTTCGCGCCGGGTGAAGAACTCATGACCTTGGAGTTCGGCAACGTCAACGTGAAGCCGCCTGGCACACAAACCGCCAACGGATCGGGCCAGATCAGCGGCACGTTCGACGTTCCGGCTAACATGCCGACCGGGCGGGTCATGGTCTATGCCGAGGGCATGGGCGGCTCATGGGCACAGGCGCTCTTCGTTTCGCAGGGGTACTACGACCTTGAGAATGTCCAGCGCACCACGACGCTGACGCGGACGATCACCCGCACCATCACCACGACGCAAGCGCCGCGACCGCCAGCGCAGACCAATATCGGCAACACGTCTGGTCCGTTCGTGCAGGCCAACGGCGGCGGCGGTGTCGATCCTGTGGCGCAGTCCTTCCGCCTCACCGAGGACCGCTTCCTCGCAGGCGTCAATCTCAAGTTCGCGGCGTTCGGTGACAAGACCAAGGGCATCCTTGTCGAGTTGGTGAGAACGGAGCACGGCTTCCCAACAGGTGAAAGCCTCGCGCAGTCCTTCACCGACATTCAATCGGCTACCCTTGGGGCGTGGGTCGAGGTCCGCTTCACGGTCCCGGTCCACCTTACGGGCGGCATGGAGTATGCCTTCATCGTCCGCACCGACGACGACGACCATGCTCTTGCGACTGCCGCCATTGGCGGCTTCGATCCGGTGGCGCAGGAGTATGTCGGCGCGCAGCCCTACTCGGTCGGCATGTTGCTGTCGTCCTCGACCGCAACGGCATGGACCGCGCACCAGCGCGAAGACCTTTCGTTTGAGCTTGTCGCGGCGAAGTTCTCGCCGACGACCAAGACGATCAGCTTCGGCACGTTCAACCTCAACACCGCGTCCGATCTTCTGGTCCGCGCGGCGGTCCTGCTTCCTTCCGGCGACACCACGTTGATGTTTGAGATCGAGAGGGCTGGTGGCGCGAAGAAGCTTCTTCATCCCAATGTGAATTGGGAGATGGACGAGTTTGTCACCGAGACGGTGACGCTGCGCGCCAAGTTCACAGGCACCGAAAAGCTCTCGCCTGTCCTTTATCCCGGCATCATCTTTGTCGCTGGCGAGATCGCGACCTCCGCGACCTATGTCAGCCGCGCAATGAAGATGGGAACGGCGGTCAGGCTCTCGGCCTTCCTCAAGCTCTGGCTTCCATCCGGCTCCGATGTGACTGTCCACTTCGACAAGGCGGATGACGATTGGACCTCTGCGTCGGTCGAGGAAACTGAGGTCATCGACTTCGGCTGGCTTGAGCGCGAATACCGCATCGACCCCACGACTGCCGTGCAGGGGCGTATCAAGGTCGCGCTGACGGGCGGTCCCGCAGCGCGGCCTTCGGTGCAAGACCTTCGCGCTGTCTCGATCTAAGGAGTGATCCATGCCCGTTGAGAACACCACGACAAACCGGGGCTACGAGCTTCCTTATGTGTCCAACTTCCTCGATGAGGATGTTGCGCGGATCATCAACGCGCTAGAGGCAATCGACGTTGATGTGGCCTCGCTCTTCACCTCGATGAGCGGAAAGGCGAGCGCGAGCCACGGCCATGTCATCAACGACATTTCGGGACTGCAAGCGGCACTCGACGGGAAGCTGAATGTCGGCGCGTCCTTCGCGCTGAATGACCTCACCAACGTGAATGTCGCGGGCGCTACCGCTAACCAGTTCCTTCGCTTCACTGGAGCGGTGTGGGTTCCGGTGGTCTTCGACGGCAGCATGGTGGCAACCGGGACCATTCCCGCTGCACGGCTCGGCACGCATGGTCACGCGATGAGCGATGTGTCCGGATTGCAGACCGCCTTGGATGGCAAGGCGGCAACATCGCACACACACTCCATCGCCAACGTGACAGGGCTTCAAGCGGCGCTAGATGCAAAGGCCGATCTGACCGCCATTGTCGGGAAGCAGACGATCAGCATCCCGGCTGGTGGCATGATCGCGCGCACCACGAATGGCGCGGCTTATGCCAAGGAGGAGTTGGCGACAAACGGCGTCATGGTCGACTATTGGGCCTTCGATGCCAGCGTCTCCGAAGCGGTGCAGGCACGCGCTCGTATGCCGAAGGGGTGGAACGAAGGCACGGTTGAGGTCGAGTTCCAGTGGAAGCATCCGGCCACGACGGTCAACTTTGGAACCAAGTGGGGTGTGCGCGCCCGCGCCATCAGCGACAGCGAGGCGATGGACGGTGCGTGGGGAACAGCGCAGGAGGTTGCTGATACAGGCGGAACAACCGGAACTCATTACAAGACAGCTTTCACGGCAGCACTCACTATCGGCAACACACCAGCGGAAGGCGATCTTGTGA